CCTGATGAGGGATACCTTGCCAAGTTGCATGGTGATGAGATGGTCATCCCACTTGATAATAACTACACGCAAGGTCAACCTAGTGCAATGGATGGTAAGGTTAGACCTGTACCACAGACTCCTGCCGTTCCTAAATTTGAGACAGGAACCCCAGCAAAACCACCAGTAACTTCATCCCTTGGTGGTAAGGTAGGATTTACTAATCTTGATCTTGGTATGGGATCAAAATCTAGTAGTGCTGCTGATTCTATGGCACAACCACTGATGGATGCTATGTCATTACCTATGATGGTTGCTGGTGGTACTATCTTGTCTTCAGTTAATCAGTTAATTACTCAATTAGGACCAGAAAATTCTGATGTTGCTGGTGAGGTAGCTAAAGTTGCTAGACCTATTGCTGATGTCTTTGGACTACCAAACAACTTGGTGAACAAAGCAACTGGTGGTATGGGGAGAAAAGAAGGTGAAGACAAAGATGGTGGTGAGAGAAGAGGAACAAAAGATAAGAAGAAAGGATTCTTCAGTAACTTATTTGATAAGTTGAAGAAGCTTACTACTGGAAGTCGCCGTGGAGGTGGCGGTGGTAACAGTGGTCCCCTCGGTGAAGCTTCTGGTAGCATGAAGAAGGGCGCTGAAATGCTAGTTAGTGCTGGTGTTCCTGAAAAAGGAGCAGCATTTCTTGCTGGCAACATCCAACAGGAATCTGGTTGGAATGGTCAGCGTGATTGGGGTGAAGTTTTGGGAGATGGTTCGGATAGAAATGGCGGACTCGTCTCCTGGATGGATGGTATAGCACATAACAACTTCCGTCTCACGAAGATTGAGAGACATCTTGGCAAACCTATCTCACAAGCAACTGACGCTGAACAAATTCAGGCAATGCTGTGGGAAATGGAGAATGATTATCCTGGAGCATATAAAGTTTTCATGGATCCCAATGCCACTACCGAGCAATTGAAGCAGGCATCAAAAGATTATTGGGGTTATGGTGAGGAAGGAAATAGATTTGGATATGCAGAACAAGCATTGGCACATCTACAGACTGGTGATCGATTGTTAAATGCTGACGGTTCTGAAAGAAAAAATACTCCAGGTGCATCTGATTTAAAATCAGAACAACCAAACAGTGCTCCCGAGATCAAAGAGAATTTCGGATTAACTACAGGACAAACCTTTGACTTCTCTGTACCTGGCAAAGGAAACTACCAAGCGTATAAAACTACAACAGGATTTGAGATCTTTAAGTATGGTGGGATTGGTGCTTTGGTTGGTAAAAATCAGAGAATGGAGACAGCAAATGGAAAGAATCCATGGCTTGTACAAGCTTTGATCAAAGCAGGTAAGGCAAGAGCAAAATCACAGCAAATACAACCACCTTCTGCTGCTAGTGGACAGACTGCGGCAGCAGCAGCAACTGCACAGCAACAATCTTTACAACCACCAGAAAGGAGAAGAAGAACTCAAGGTTCAAATGCTGGTGTTGCTAGGTTAAATAGAGAGAGACAATCATCTAGTTCGACTTCCAAACCACCTGACTCATCATCTTCCTCTGTTCCAGAGGGTAGTGATAATAATCTGGCTGATGCATACACTTCAAGGCAAGTAACTTCCTCATAATATGGCACAACAAGATTTACAATACGCTTCCAGTTTTAGACCAAAAAGTGTTGTCATCAAGTCTATCGGTGGCGAAGAGAAAGAAATCGTTGACATGGTGCAGACCATGCACTACTTTGAAAACATAAGTCTGCCCACAAGAGAGGCAACTCTTTTGGTCGCTGATTCTGGCGAAAACTTGATTGCTAGTCTACCTATTCAAGGGTATGAAGATATCACTATAAAATTGGAAGCAAATGATATGGATGATGATATTGAATATACTTTTAAAATTTTTCGAGTCTCCAACAGATCAAGTTCTGATCGAGTGCAGTATTATAAATTAGGATTGATTTCTAAAGAAGCTTTACTTAACGAGACAATCCGTTTGCCAAAATTATTAACAGGTAAACCAGATGCTATTGTCAAGAGTTTATTGTCAGATAATTTGCAGACGGAAAAAGAAATCAAAACAGATCCTACTTTATTTCAGGTAAAATTCCATCCAGGCAAGAAGACACCCTTCTCAATTATCAAGGGGTTGTTATCAAAATCTGTGGCGCAAGATGCTGAAAATAAAACTACAGAATCATCTGGTGGCACCACATCAGATGGTCAAGGAGGTGTCGCTGACATTGACTCTGGTGCTTATGGAAAGATGAATGGTTCTGCTGGTTATTTTTTCTATGAAAATTATGATGGATATCATTTCAATTCTATTGATAGACTTAACTCAATAGAAAAGAACCCACCAGTTCTTCAACTGTATCAAGAAAATGAAGGACTACAAAACTCGGCTAGAAATAAAATTATAGATATTGACTTTAAGCAAGAGATTGACTTGCTAACAAAGTTAAGAATGGGAACTTTCTCTTCTGTTGTATGCTTCTACAACTACAGCACAGGAGCATACGAAGAGTATGCATACTCACTCAAAGATTCTTTTGAAGAGATGAGTCACCTTGGATCCCAGTCTGGTATACTTAAAGGGCAGGCAGATTTAGCATCGAAACCAACAAGAATCATGTCAGCATTGATTGATCATGAGACATGGTTTGATGGCACTGAAGTAGCATCACCCGAGAAAAAAGATGGTGGTAGCAATGCCGCCGAGTTCCCTGACTTGCAGAAGAGTTATGTCGCACAGTCTATCTCTAGATTAGAAAGCCTGAACAATCAAGAAGTGAAGATAACTATTCCAATTCACCCAGAATTAAAGGTGGGTGAAACTGTAGAGATTTTTATTCCTAATATGATTCCCAGTAAGGATAGATCTGAAGAGTCTTGGGATCCAGAACACAGTGGTGTATATCTTATTGCCAAAGTGAATCATGCATATGATTTTAAGAACATCAAAGGTAACACCCACCTTACTCTCATCCGCGACTCTTATGGTCGTAGAGACGGAGAATCAAAGGCTGAAACTGCCTAATAAATAATCTTGTAACTGCTGCTCGGTATGGATCCCGTATTATCATCATTAATGCAGACAAATCAGGTGGGAGATGATGGCTTCCACTGGTGGATTGGTCAGATTGAAACATCTGGTACTGATGATCCTAAAAAATCTGGTAGGTATCGTGTAAGAATTATTGGTCACAACCTCAAGGATACTACTGCAACGAAGGATTTACCTTGGGCACAAGTTATGCTGCCAGTTACCACACCCTTTAGTGATGGTGGTGTCACTGGTGCTACTGTAGAACTACGAGCAGGTAACTGGGTCACTGGATTCTTCCTTGATAATGACAAGCAGAAACCAATCATCATGGGATCGATTGGTCACACTGCTGGTGCTACTGAAGTCATGGTGGATGAGCCACAAGACTCTGGTGAAGGTAAAGCATTCACTACTTACACTGATCCAAAGGTAAAAGCACAGGCACATAGATCTGTTAAAGCAGCAGACGGAAAGGATCCAGAGACTGGTGCTAACATTGATGGTGGTGAACCAAAGGCAGCACAGTCTCATGAAGAGAATGGTGCTCCTGCTATCATCGCAGCACTACGCAGTAAGCATAGTGAGACAAACCCTATCGGGTCTAAAGCGTGTGTCACTATTGCTAACCCTACTTGTGGAACAGAGAGTAACTTCTCCAAGCAACTGACTAACGTTATTGGAGACATGCTTGCAGCAAACCAAGCATCTGGTGGACAACTTGGAAGTTATTATGTTAGTCAGATTAATGGATTTCTATACGATAAGGTAGAGATTGCTCGTTATCATATTGGTAGAGTTACTAAACTAGTAAGAAGTCTGATTGGTAGGATTCAGTCCGAGATTATCAGAAATATTCGTGAGGGCATTGAGTATCTAGTTAAGGCAGCACTGGGACTTAACGTACCAGAAGAGGAGAAAGAAAAAGTACCTGTCGATCCAAAGAAAGATTATGATACTGTCAAACCTAAAGGTAATGTACTGAAGACAATCAAGAAAACTTTAGACCAAGTTCTTGAAGCTCTTGGTTGTGCTATTGAAGATTTGATTGATAAGTTGGTAAGTTGGTTGACTGACTTATTGTTTGATTTTATTATGGAGATTTTCTCTCCAGCAGCATGTGCAGTCATCAATCTAGTAGATGGCATTGTTAATCAAATCTTGTCGTTGATTGATGGGTTGATTGCACAAATTCTTGGACCGATTCAATCTATCTTGTCGTTGATTGGTGGTACGGTAGACATTGTATCTTCTGCGATCCAAAAAGTGATGTCGTTCCTCGGCATTAACTGTAGCGGACCTAGTGGTAAGTGTTCCGAGGAAACTGTTAAGTGTAACGACTGTGGAACAGATGAAGATGATGAAGATTGGCTTGATAATCTACTGAAAGATCTTGCTGAAGGTGATACTGGTGAGCGTCTTGATTGTCCAGAGTCGGAAGATTATTCTGATGCTCCTCCAACTAAAGTAGTATTCGTTGGTGGTGTTCCCGAGTGGGATCCTCCCGAGATTCCTACTGGTGGTTCGAAACCTCCTGGCAATCTCTTCCCAGGTGTCGATACACCAGACAACTTCTTCCCATCAACTGCCGCTGATCCATCAAACGATCCGAGAATTATTCCTCAATTCCCTGATGGTGATGACGGTACACCATTCTTTAATGGCGGTGCTTCTCCCACTCCTCCTGGTATCATCCCCGATGATGGTGCTCTGGATGATCTATTCCCAGAAAATAATCTTGATGATTTACCAGTAGACCCTAGTGGTACAAGATACTACACTGTGGTTGCTGATCCTACTCTAGTAACAGAAGGAGATACGATCACATATACTATCAGAACATCTAATGTTCCTATCGGAACCATTCTCAAATATAGATTGAGTGGAGATACTATTCTTCCTGAATACATTGTTGGTGAAAGCCTGACAGGAGACTATGTAATTACAGAGATTGAAACTGTTACTGAAGAATTCATCAATGAAAATGATGAGGTTGTGGAAGTACAAATTCCTCTTGGTATCGGCACAGTTCAGGTACAAATTGCTGAAGATGGTGTCTTGACATCTGATTATCAGGAAATGTTATTCACCGTTGTTGATGAGAATGATGTTGATACAAGTGCAACAGCACAAGTTAGAATTACATATGATGCATACGGTCTAGTCAATCCTTTCTATAATCCAAACGCTGTCCCTCGCGAATCGGTATTTGTAGAAGCAGACAAAGAACTTTACTATGAAGGTGAGGACATCTACTACACTATCACCACTGAAAACATTGCTGATGGTACACGTTTAGAGTATCTTCTCTACGGTGATATTTCCCCTGATGATGTGGTGCAGGATGATTTGTCTGGAACTTTTGTTGTTCGTAACAATACCGCAAGAGTTATCGTAGGTATTGTTGAGGATTTAGATGATGAGCGGGATGAAAAAGTCTACTTCAAAGTTATTGGCTATGATGCTACCGAAGAGGTTACTATTGTAGGAACATATGTTGAGGAAGAAACTGTTGCAGCACCAGTAAGAATTGAACTCACCAAACCAAGAGCGGGTGATGCTATTACAGATGATGCTGGAAGTATCATTAGTATTCCTGTTAAAAATACTGGAGATAGATACTCCGAAGCACCAAAGGTTATCATCAGTTCTGGTCAAGGATTCGGTGCTACTGCTATCGCTCTTCTTGATGACAAAGGATATGTATCTGAAATTAGAGTCACCAAGCCAGGATTGGGATATAAAGTCAACACTCCTGAAAGTAATGGATTAGAATGTATCATTGATTCTTTCACACTTATTGCTCCTGGTATTAAATACAGCACAACTCCCGCTGTATACATAAATGGTGAGGCAGATATTGCTGAAGCAATCATTGATGAAAGAGGATTTGTCATTAGTGTTAGAATCCTAGACAGAACAATTAAATACACGAAGACACCCACAGTGAAAATCATTGGGGGTGGTGGTAGCGGAGCAATTGCGCTTCCAAACATGATATGTCTTGATCCCGATGACCTTGCTGTTAGAGGTGCTGTCAAGATTGGTACTGGTAAATATATTGATTGTCCATAATGGGAAGTGCAAACGTACATAACAAGACAGATACTGTCAAAAAATCTTCTAAATCCAGCACACTTGCTGGACAGGATGGTGCTGCTGAACCTACGTCTGGCAGAAAGCAGGACGAATTAAGTACAAAACAATTTTGTTCTGCAAAACCAACGGTTCATTGGGTATCCAATGGGTGGACATGCATGGACTGGGAGGGTTCTGATGGTCAGCCTGGTGGTTATGTTGTAACCAACGGTCAAAGTGCTATGTTCTTTGACGAGACAGGCAACATGACCTTCTCAACTGGTGTCCCAGGTCAATCTGGTTGTGGTGGTAAATTAGTTTTTAACAGTGCAGACCAAATTCATAATGCAAATGGAACTATCACAGTACAAGCCAAAGGACCTAAAGATGCCACAAGAACAGAGGACAGCAGAGGAAGTAGAGGAGAGTCTACTAAAGAGGATCATGCTTATTCCGTCTATGCAGAGGGAAAGGTCGCTATTGAGGCACAGGGAGACTCCTGCGATCTTAAGGGAGATAACATTACAATCAATGCTCTCAAAACATTAACCCTTAAGGCAGGTGAGGCGGTTAATATCGAAGTCGGTGACGGCAACGGTAAGATGAGCATCTGGTGTGGTGATTATAATCTCAATACATCATTTAATAACAAGACCATTGGTAGTGCTGACTACACTGATGGTGCTGGTGAGAAGACACTCAACACCACACAACCTGGAGCAACTGAAGCTACAAATAGTGTCGGAACTATCAACCGTAGTATTACTGGTAACTATAATCTTGGTGTTGGTGGTCACTTCAATGTTAATGCACTTGCTAACATTAACTTCAAGTCAACTACTGGTGGTTTTGGTGTAGATACTACAGGCAACCACCACTTCAAAGCAGGCGGTATTAAAGAGGAAGAGATTCTTGGTGTTGTTCCTGCTATAGGAGACAAACCACCAGTAGTAGGTGCATGTTGGGACCTCAAACTAGGACCTGGCAAGCAATCTTTCAAGGCAACTATGGCAAGTGGTGTCGAGATCACATCTGCTTTAGGTGTAAACAAGATTACTATGGCTGGGGTGACAACTGCATCGTTTGGTGGTACACTTACTGTTAAAGCACTTACTATTTTCCTCAACTGAAAATCGACTTTCAATTACAGAAAACTCGAAAAAAATTCGCCGCCAAAAAATCGCCAAAAAGGTCGAGTTGACTTTCTTGACACTGCTGCCCTCATCGGTTATAATATGAGGGTTCTCAAGGGACGGTGGCGGAATCGGTAGACGCACCAGACTTAAAATCTGTTGGGCAATAGCCCGTGAGAGTTCAAGTCTCTCTCGTCCTATTCTCCACTAAATAATTCGTAGTGGAGATGTTATGAAATACACACTTTCCCAATCCTATTGTTTTTACATGGGTATGGTGGTACGTATGTATTTTATACAAGGTATCCCGTATACCTTTGATGAACTACCACAGATTGTGCAGGATCATCCAGCAGTCCAGACCGAAGCTTTGCAAGGTCGAGATTGGGACGATGAAGAGCTATACAAGTGGTCTTCATATCTTGCATGTGAGGAATGTCATCCTCTAATGTTTGAAATTGAAGTTAATGATCCCGAACTATTACCTAAAGATGATTGATGTATTTTGTGATTGGTTTGAGGGAACGTGGGAGAATAAAGTTCAGGCATTTTCATATCCTTCTAAATATGCTATGGTTCGTCTGACGCACAAAAAAGTGCCAGGAACCGACTCCATGTTTTATGGAGAACAAGCATATAATTATTCTCTGAATGCGCCATATCGGCAATTCGTGATTGAAGCAACACTAGATGGTGAAGCAATCAGAGTAAAGAATTATGATTTTGTGAAAGAGTCGTTCCTTGGATTTAACAACCTTGAATCCATCAAAGAGGGATTGACACACAAAGGAAACTGTGATACAATACTAAAGTTCGATGGCAAGGCATTTCGCGGTTCAGTCGAGGGATGCAGTTGCTATGTAAACTGGCAAGATCAAGTAACCTTTGTCAAGAATGAAGTCTTTCTCACGAAAGATCAATATCATGTAGTTGACAAAGGTTACTTGCTCAACACCGAAAATCAAGTTTGGGGTGGCAAATACGGTCCCTTCAAATTTGCCAAACTAGCTCAACCTGTTTGTAATTTGTAAATTATATAAATATTTACAAAAGATACAAACTAATGAAAGCTTGCTCTAAATGTGGTGTTGAGAAACCATTGACAGAATACCATTCTGGTGGTATTGTAAATGGGAAACACTACTACCGAGGTGAATGCAAAGTTTGCCAAAAATCCGTAGTAAAGAAGAGACAAATATCTCTTCGTGAAGATTACATCGAATGGAAAAAAACCTTGAAGTGTAATCGTTGTGGTTTTGATGACCATCGGGCCCTTCAGTTTCATCATGAAGGAGACAAAGAAGGTAACATTGCCTCTATGATGGGATCTGGTTACTCTATGAAAAAGATCAAAGAGGAAGCAGAAAAGTGTGAAGTTCTTTGTGCGAATTGTCATCAGATCCACCACTCACGCCTCTAAAGCATTATGGTGATGCAGCTGTTTTGTAAGCAGCAGATTTCAGTTCAATTCTGAATAGAGGCTCCAGTCGGTATGGCGGAATTGGTAGACGCGCTGGGTTTAGGTTCCAGTGTCCTTGCGACGTGGAGGTTCAAGTCCTCTTACCGACACCTTGGGGAATTAGCTCAGCTGGTAGAGCGCGGTCTTTGCAAGGCTGATGTCAGGAGTTCGAGTCTCCTATTCTCCACTTGACACAGGGTCAAATCTGTGTCATAATTACACTGTTCATTGATCGCTGCTTTGTCAGGGATCATTATTTGGAGAATTCCATTATGAAAAAAGTCCCATTTAACGAGTTGTCAACTCAAAAGCTTCGTGTTCGTACTGAAGACGACCCCCTAGCAAACTTCCCTCTGTTGAGGATCCGTGGTGAGTTCAGCATGGCGTATGTTACGTCACTGGTCTCCACTATCAACGCTGCGCGAGGATGCTCGAAGGAGCATGGTAACGTTGATGCTATCACTGCATCCATGCTTCGTGGTTGGGATCCTGGTGCATGGCCATTCCCCTATATTGTTATTGACGGTCGATTGGAATTGATTGACCGCAGGCACAGCAAGTCTGCTGCAGAAGCACTTCTCATCAAGAAGGTTCCTGCCGTTGAGTATGTTCGTGCCACTTGTGAAGAGTGGGATCACCTGTCCATGCAAGCAGTTCTTGTTCTTGCTGCTATCCGCTTTAATGTCGATGGCACCACCAATGCAACGCAACAACATTTTGTTCATGCTATCTTGACCGTCTGTCAGATGGACAACATTGATAACACTGACATTCACATTGTTCGTGGTCTTCTGGATCTTGCTGGTGTGAACGAGCGTTACAACCACCAGTCTGCCATTACCGCCATTGAGAACGCCATTCTCAAGCATGATTCTGATCAGGCAGTTTCCATGACCAAGAACTCTACTGATGAAGAGTTCGTCGTTGCCATGGATTCCCTTGCTTCCTTTGGTGATAACCAAACCGACAAGGATGGCACCAAACTGTATACCATGGTTGCCGACAAGCGATTTAACAAGCGTTATGCTTGGGACCTGCTCCGCCACCTTTGGGAAGCCGAGAGAACATCCACTCCTGTTCGTATCCTAGTTCGCAGCAAGTCCACCACTGCTCGCGGTGTTCGTGAAGATCGTGAAGACTTGTTTGAGAAAGTTGTCGAGTATTGTAACCTGTCATATAACAGCTACAAAGAGTTTGCTGAAAAGCAGGTCAACTCGCTTCTAGCAAATCTGGCAAGTGCCTTGGGTGGCGATGGTATTCAACTCAACCGAAAAGGTATTGAGAACGTTGCTGGTGAAGTATTTGTGCTGCATCAACTAGATGGTGAAGAAGCACCTATTGAAGTCGATTTCCTTGATTACTATCCTACGATAGATCTGGGTAACTGATTTTGTGGGGTCTTCTGACCCCTTTATTCCTCTATAGCTCAATCGGCAGAGCATCTGACTGTTAATCAGAGGGTTCCTGGTTCGAGTCCAGGTGGAGGAGTTTGGGTAGGTGTCCGAGTGGTTAATGGAGGTGGACTGTAAATCCACTGGCTCTGCCTACGGGGGTTCAAATCCCTCCCTGCCCATATGGAACCATAGCTTAGCTGGTAGAGCATTCGACTGATAATCGAAAGGTCACTGGTTCAAATCCAGTTGGTTCCATGGCGATACTGCCAACCAGAACCCCTTCCGTGTGCTGTAAAACCTCCCTACAAGGGGAGGTTTTATTGTATAAATAATCCAGAAGAAATAGTCCTCGCAGGAACGGGTTAATTATGCCTCTCACAAGACTTGATAACCTATACTCAAGTAAAACAGGTAAGTATCTATACGTATCACCAGATGATTTTAATGCGACAGACGAGTTAGACAACAGAGGCAACTCACCACTTCGCCCATTTAAAACCATCCAAAGAGCCTTTATCGAGGTTTCTCGTTATTCATATCTTCCTGGTAAAGATAACGATCGTTTTGACCAGTTCAGCATCATGCTGATGCCTGGTAACCACTACATTGATAACCGTCCTGGTCTGGTTGACGCTGCAAACCCAGAGCAACGCTATTTTGATGCTGGTAATCTTGTAGAGGCTAATACACAAGAAATTATTGATAGAGCGTGTGCTGAAATCGCTATTCAGCATCCTGACTTCTATTTTCCTGGCGATGTACAAACCGATACTTATTCAAGATTCAAGGATTCTTATCGTCTAATTCAACAGAACCGTCAAGAAATCATTGACAATGCATATGCTGTTGTAGCGGCAAATCCTCCTGTTCCTGCTCCTCCTGATCTTGAGAACAAGTGTAAAATTGATATTGGTCGTTTCATTGACGCTGTTTCTCTTGACGTTGCTCAAGCAGGTGGTAACGTTTACACTCGTAAACTACTACAGAACTATTTTAATGAAGCGGGAACTGCGTGGATCGACGATAGTTTGGAAGGTGAAGTAACTGAATCTATTGCTGCATTTGAGTCAGCAAGAGATAACATGCTTCTTGCTATCACAAACCAACTGACAGTAAAGGATCTCACTATTACTCCAGATCCTGCTACTGGTGACAACGAAGATCCAGCATCCTGTGCTAATGTACAGACTTTTATCGCGAATCTTACTACAGTTGTAACAACTGTACTTTCAGATGAAAATCTTTCGCAGCTTCCTGCTGAAGACGTATCTGATCAAATTCCTGCTGGTGAAGCAAAGTGTAAGCGTGACCTTGGTTACATCGTTGAGGCAGTTGTTGCTGACCTTCGCAACGGTGGTAACAGCAATATCATCAATGCTACCAAGAACTACTTCGATCGTGATGGAAACCCAATCTCCGATGGATTGGTAGGTGAAGTTGCTGAATCTGTCACTGCCTTCAATAAGGCAAGAGACATGATGAAGCTTGCCGTTACGAACTCACTCTATGCAAAGGATCTCACTATTTCTGAAGGTCCTGCTATTGCAGGTCAGGCAACCCCTGATATTGAATACGGTGCATCAGGGAATATCGCTACCTGCGTTGATGTTCAGTCATCCATTACAACACTTGTTGCTATTCTCACGGATACCATCAGTGCTGGTTCACTTACAAATCTCGCAGCAGTACAGGTTACTGGTGTTGTGCCTGTATTTGATTACAACAGAGCACTGGAAGAATGGCAAGATGATTCGATTCTTGATCTGTCCAACCCAGACAACGTTCTCTACAAGTTTAACTCCACGGCTGGTGGCGCTATCGTTCCCAGAGGTTGTTCGCTAATTGGTTATGACCTCCGTCGTACCATTGTTAGACCTCTGTATGTACCAGAACCTGTCGATGGTGCTATCCCCAGAACTTCTATTTTCAACCTAACTGGTGGTTGCTACTTATGGCAGTTCACAATCAAAGACGGTGACCTTTCCGAAAACTCTCCTCTCTACGACCAGGCAGATCGTGTAGGTAAGGTATACAACAACCCAACAGACTTTACTTCACTAGCGATTCCAGAGTATTCGCACCATAAGATCACTATCATGACTTATGCGGATAACCCTGAACTAGACCGCTATTATGAGAAGGTTGGTAGAGCATTTGCACAGTTCCAGCCTACTATTGATGATGGTGATTTAGAGGCACTGGTGCAAGAGAATAGGATCGTTGGTCCTCTATCTGATACCAGAACGATCGAAAGCATGAAGATCGATGATATTCCTCCTGGTTCTTCTGCTCGTATCACTGTAACCACGAAGATTGACCATGGTTACTTCAAAGGTCAGTACATTGCTGTTATCAACAGTGGACTGGCTGATAATGTTAACGGTACATTTAAAGTTGACACAGTTGATCAAGACAATCCAAAGGTATTTTCCTATATCATCCCCATTAATGCTGCTGGTCTAGGACTTGTCTCTGGAACAACCTATACTACAGCTAATGGTCTCGGCACAAATGGTGTTATTCAAGCAGAAATTGACTCTGTTGAGTCTGCTTCTCCTTATGTATTTAACTGCTCTATTCGTTCAACATGGGGACAATGTGGAATGTGGGCAGATGGATCCAAAGCAACTGGATTCAAGTCAATGGTCGTCGCGCAGTACACAGGCGTCTCGCTGCAAAAAGACGACAGAGCATTCATCCGCTACGATAGATTCACTAATACGTGGAACCAAGCAGCGTTAACTGATGCTTTCGCTACAATCCCTTATCATACCAAAGGCGATGCATATTGGAAGGATGAGTGGAGAAACTTCCACATTCGTGCTTCTGACGACGCATTTATTCAGTGCGTCTCGGTCTTCGCCGTTGGTTTCCACGATCACTTCTTAATGGAGTCTGGTGGTGACATGTCCATCACCAACTCAAACTCCAACTTTGGTAATACATCACTCCACGCAATCGGTTTCAAAGGCTTTGCGTTTAACCAGGATAAGGGTGGTTATATTGATGCTATTGTTCCTCCCAAGGTGGTTGACAGTGGTGCTACTGCAACGATTAAGCAGCAGTATTACACAATCGACATTGAAGCATCTAATGATCAGTCTAATCACACCAGATTGTACATCGCTGGTGATGAGCAACAAAATCCTGCAGATCGTCCTGCTGCAGCAATTGATGGTTATAGAATTGGTGCCAAGAATGGTGAGAGATTATATGTCAAACTGGCCTCTGGTGGTGTAGGTGGTAAGCAAACTTACTCTTCCGAACTATCACCTTCTGGTTTCACTACCTATAAGGCATCTCTATCTACATTAACACCACCTAACCTCAACGTTTTGGTTGATGTTGATGGTGATGGAAATGATGATTTCCACTATGCACAAGATGCTGCTAACCAGATCGAAAGAAACAGAACATGGTTGCAGCAAGAAGCATATGGATACATTCTTGATAAGTATCCTGCACTTCAAACAAATCAAAATATTACTATTACCAAGTGTGAAAGAGACTTGGGTTACTTCGTTGATGCTACTGTCAAGGACTTGCGTCTTGGCGGTAACATCAATACAATTCTTGCTGCAGAAGGATACCTAGTTGGTGGTCAGTTAGATTTCATTGATAATGAACTGACTGAAACTTTAGAGGCATACGATTACTTGAAGCGCCTAATGATCGGCGCGATGCGTAATTTTAACTTCTTAATCAAGAACTGTACTATTACTAGTGGAAGTGCAACTGTTGTAGTTGGTGATACCTCTGGTTTAGTTCCTGGAATGAGAGTCACTGAATATGATCAAAATGACTTTGTTAATGGATATGTAGATACTGTAACTGCGACTCCGATTGTTAACAACATTCAGCTAAACACCATCACTATTGGAGAGATTGTTGATTCTACAACTATCACTTTAGTTGATTCTGCTGGTGGTCTTCCATATAATGCTGGTGGCACAACTAACACCGCATGGTTGTACTTTGAAAATCTTTCATCTTTTGCTCAAGAAGCACGCTATACAGATGATGATATCATCCAAGACACTAATTATCCAGAGTGTGCGAACATTGCCACTGCGATTACTGGATATTTCGATAATGTTAATCTTGTTCTTTCTGGCAATGGAGATCAAGTTGTAAGAGTTGAGCCACCTATTGAGTCTCGCTCACTTACTGGTCGTGCTACATTATTCACTATCGACACTGGTGGTGGACAAACTGACCCCCATGGGTTCCAGACTGGTACACCTGTAAGACTTGTTCCTAGAGCTCAAAATGAGTTTGTAGATAAGCGTCTTGTCAGACTGCCTAGAGGGTTTGACACTAACACTATCTACTACGTAATCGCACCAGGCAGACAAACATATCCAAAAGATTTCTCCGCAACAACGGATTTTGATACCAGCGCAGAAACTGGTTTGTTGCTTGCTGCAACTAAAGAGAATGCAGCTGCTGGTATCTATATTTACTCTCCAGAAACAGAATCTGTTGATCCTGGCGTAGAGATTCTCGTCCAGCAACATGTTTTAGATGAGCCATATGATCTACACCGTTATGTTGCTAACGTAAGTGGTGGTACATTACTTGAGACTGATATTCCTCACATCTTCGATATTCCTCTACCTAACGTACCAGCACAGCAGATCTTCTTCAGAACTTCTTCTGATGCTAACTCGGCACTTCCTGAAATTGCAGGTGGTGGTGCAATCGAAACTGATGTATACTTCTTCCCACGTTTTGTTACCAAGACGAAGTTCTCTGTTCACACTACACAAGCAGATGCACAAGCTGGTGTAAACGCTCTAGTATTCAACCCAGGTAGTGGATCAGATTTCATTGTATATGGAGACAAGAAAACTTCACCACTGAAGTTTGATGCTTCTAACTATAACAGATGGTATCTAAATGTTCTAGATGAGTCTAGCGGTGGTACTAATCCTAATAGCATCTTAACTAGATTCCACCAGTCCGACTTTGTTGATGGAACTGGAAACATCTTCACTCCTGATACATGGTTCGAAAGAATTGATGACAGCAGAACAGCTGATGATAGAATCTATCGTTTGCGCTATGTTGTTCCACAGTATCTTGACAACGTTCGTGAACCTCTCAATGGTTACGTTATCAAGACTAGAACTGATGATAGAAGAAGACTACGCCCACAGAAACTAGTTCTTGAGCCATTCAGCAATGGAGCTCCTGATGTAGCACAATTCTTCAACCCATCACAGGCATCTGAACAAATTGGTGTATCACTTGCTGATCTCGATACTGCTGGTATTGACATCGACGCAAGAGAAGATCTGTATGATCCATACGAAAATCCACTACAGATTGAGTTTGAATCCAAGATTGCTACTACAATTCAATCTGCAAGAACCATTGAAAACGATCTTGGCGAGACTCGTCTTGAACTTACAGTGTTTGATCATACTATTGTTAATGAAAGTCTTAAGAACGAGATTTTTGCTATCGTTGAGGTAGGATCTCCTCAAGGAGCTGGTATTCAAGAAGACAAGTTCAACAGCGATGCTGACAATTATGTAACTTGGAGTGGTGCAAGCAGTGGATCTGCATATGTACATGCGTTCTTCAATTCTGCTTCTGATGCGACTGCTTTTGTTATTCTGAAGAACATCAGTGGTGATCTTGAGTATAATCAAAATATCGCGACTACGTTTACCCAGTCTAATGGCACCTTCTTTGACATGGCTGGAGAAGCCGATGGATGGAACAACAGTGTTCCTTATGCGGGAGCATCTAGATCAAGTAGAGACAATTTCCTCTACAGAGTCGAGGGTGCTAATGTTTACACCATCTGCCCTGGTGATAGAGTAACAACTCCTGGTGGAGATACTTATACTGTAACTGCGGTTTCGGATCAACCAGACATCGAAGATACATTCTACATCTTTGATGTAGAAGAGATTCAAGAAGTTATTCCACAACAGCAAGATGGTATCTACTATCTAACTGCTGTTCGTGGTAATATCTCCCCATATCCTCTCGGTGCTGGTGTTGGTACAAACTTCCACAACTACAAGTTCTCTCAACCAATCTCTAATCTATATCCTCTGGATTACAAGAATGATCCACTGTGGTTCCAAGTTGATGACAATGGTAACAGAGATGTAACTGTTCTTGATCCCCCAGCATCTTCATCTGCTGCCGACAACTATGTCCATGGTCTTGTTACTCTCAACGACTACAAGTACAGTGAAACGAAAGAAGCCGTTATTGACCTTCTAGCAACAGATCCTTTTGTTAACTTTGCGTTTACAAATACAACTTCTGATATCGATGGTAATATTGTTGATAACAGAATTCAAGCGCAAGAAGGTAATGCTTCCATCGGATCCGAGAATAGAAAGATTCCTGTTAATGGTGACTCTGTATATCCTCTTGAAGGTAGATACTATGTTGAGTTGCGTCGTCCTTCGATTGCAAGATCTGGTAACCACACGTTTGAATACCTTGGTTTCGGTCCTGGTAACTACTCAACTGGTTTCCCACTCCGTCAGGAAGTCGTTCTATCCGACAAGCAAGACTTCTATGCTCAAGCCAAGCGCGAAGACGCTGGTATCGTCTTCTACACTGGTCTAAACTCCAACGGTGACCTCTATATTGGTAACCGTAAGATCAATGCTATTACAGGCGAGGAGACGTTCCTTGAGCAGGCAGTTCTTGGTGATAGTGGTGATGACTCTGACACTATCGGAGCACTAGTTACTACGTTCGATACTGCGGTTACATTTAATGATAAGGTTACGGTTGAAGGAGAAGCTTTCTTCAACAATCCTGTCACTATCAACGTTGACCCAACAGATGGAGATTCTCTCACCGTCTTCTCCCTAGTCGGATTTGGTGACGATCCAACACTCGATAGATCTTCGTTCAGAAATAATAGTGATGGTGATGTAGTTATCACCAAGAACCAAGTTAGATCTGCAGTATTTAAACTGAATCCTCGCGGTAACGTTGGTGATGAAGGTCAGGTTTACAGCATTAGAACACACTATACTGGTGGTCAACCTTCTAATGCAACACCAAACAATAGTGGACTGATCGCTAGTGGTGGCTCTGCTTGGTATACTCTACAGAATATTACTTATGGATCATCTATTGCTCCTGCTGCAGGAGACATCCTGTGGAAGGGTGGAGAAGTAGGTTACTCTGGATCCCTTGGGTGGATCTATTCCAACTTCTATAATGAAATTTCTGATCTACAGATCTTTACTCTAGTATCTAATAACTCCACAGAAATTACTGTCAATCTAGCTGCAGGAATTTTGAATGGAGATGTTGGTATTAAAGTGGGTGAGAGAGTTAGAATTTCTAACTTCAGCAACAACTTCTTTGATGGTATCTGGGAAATTCTAACTGCCGATCCAACTGGCAATAGTTTTGTTATTAGAATCTTCAACGAGATTGCAACTAATACTTATAACTGGGCAGATGAAGGTCCTGGTGCGAAAATGGAAGTTTCCAAGTCATCTTGGAAAGAGACCATGGTATTGGGTGCAGAAGCAATTCGTACCTATACTGAAGTTCCTGGTGACTATAAATTAGGCATCAACACTATCGGTAGAGCGAACCAAGAAGCAGCATTGACTGCAAACGTATCTTCCGAGACTGATCCTAGAGCAAACCTAGATGTTGTTGGTAATGCATTTATCAGCGGTAAGAACCTTGTATCTTATGATGCGCTTGGTGCTGTAACTGCAAATAACTATCTTGGAGAAGCTTCTACTGGTAAGACATACTTCTCACTCACCAATGCATTCTTGGTTGGTGGTGATAGTGCTGATGCTGATGACTTTGCAACATTCCGTGTTGCTACAACTGATCTAGCACCTGCTGATCAATCTTCTACCTACAGAACTGGTGGTCGTGTTGGTATTAATACCTCTATCGGTCTTGATCCTTCCACTGAACTCGATAAGAACTTCGTTGTCATCGGTGACTCTAGAATGACTGGCAACCTGCAGCTGCAGGATGACTTGAGTGTTGACGGTGGTGACATCAACTCTACCGCAGAAACCTTCCAGTTCCTGACTACCGACACCGACTTCTTTATTGGTCTGAACCAAGCAGAGTCTATCATTCTTGGTAACTCTACAACCCAGACACAGTTGATCACTATCGGTGATGGTGTTTCCCCCACAGCAACACAAACTGTCAGAATCGGTTCTAACGCTGGAACTACAAACCTCAAGATTCATGAGCGTTCCAAGAGTGCAGTTGTTGATATTGCTAGTGTTGAGGATGATGTAACTAGTAACTGTGACATCAGAATCGGTGGCGGCGCACCTAACCTCGCTACTACCACATATCTTGGCACATATCAGACCAAGGTTGCTGGCACATTAGAACTTGGTTCTTTTGCTGGTACATCAGAAACACGTCTATTCACCCAAGCAGCAACACTGAACCTAGGTGATGGACAGGCAACAACCACTGTCAATCTTGGTACAAACTCTTCCAAGTTGACAATGGGTTCGCTTGGTGGTAAGACAACCATCAGAAATTCTACTGACATCCTCGCAAGTCTGACTGTATTCTCTAACATCAAGCTTGATGGTGGACTCAACGCAGGTATCATCGAGATTGAGAGAGCAAGATTCAGCACTGCTTCTAGAGATCACATTGTTGGATCACTAGAGAATCCAAACATCACCTTCCTCAAGTTCTCCCAGACTGGTAAGGTTATTGATACCGCTGGTCAAGGTCTGTGGGGTGGTCCTGAATACCTACTCGGTGGCGGTCAGATTGCTGCAATCGACAACATCAGCCCAACACAAAGCACCACATGGGTAGCAAATACAACCTACTCATTTATCGAGGTTGACGGTGGAACTGGTGAAGGAGCACTGTTTACTGTTCAGGTACTATCTGATGGCACTGCGGTTATCGAACTTGCATCTCCTGGTAGCGGATACAGCGACAATGATCTTCTGACCGTTCCTGCATCGGCTCTGGGTAATCCTTCTGGCGATGATCTAACCTTCCAAGTTAATGGTGTTAATGCTGCTGGCAACCTGTATAACCTGCCTATCAGTCAACCATCTGCACTTGACTTCAGGATTGGTGATCTACTTCTTATCGATAGAGGTGATGCTAATTCTCCTGACAGTATTGATGATCAGCAACAACTTCTTGCTCGCGATCAAGAACAGAATGAAATTGTTACTGTTGTTGGACTAACTAATGTCACCAACCCCAACGATCCTAATGGTTATCGCCTTGCAGTTTCTCGTGCTACTGATGGAACGACAGCTAGAACTGATCACCCTGATGGTTGTGTAATTAACAAACTTGATAAGCAGGTTGCTGCTTCTTACATTACTGGATTCGACTTTGATGAGAACGGTGAACTCGATCCTGTATCTAGTGTTCTTATTACTGACTCCCAGATTCAGAAGATTGTCGCTGATGGTACAAATATCATCACAATTCACTGGCAGAGTGAGACAAACGATTCGCTGAATATTGATTACGGTGAATTCATCAGAATCTCTGGTACTAATGTCAGCGAACTGAATGGCGATTGGCCTGTACAAGCATCTATCGTTGGATCTTCTAACACTGTTGAGGTTCAGATTACCACTGCTCTCGCAGCAAATGAATATCTCTGGTCTGATCAAGCAGCAGCTGCTGAAATAAGACTACAGAGTGCATCTGGTCTACTTGCTGGAACTGCTAATGTTCGTATCGGTGTTGCTGAATTTGGTGGAGTTCTAACTACAAATGATTACCTGCTTCTAACAAACCAGGAAATCGTTAAGGTTGTTGAACTAACCTCTACTGATATTCAGTCATTCATTGTTACTGATGGTGGTGATCCAGAATCTGTCAACTTTAAGATTGAGTCTACAACTGGTAATACATTCGGTAGTGGT